CCATCGTCATCAGGCTGCGATGAATGTAGGAGTTCATTTTCAAGATAGTGGATAGCTTTTTTAAGGTCTTGAGTCTTTGTGTTATCACCTTTGAAACCGGCTCTGCAAATATATTTAATAGCATTGCCGAGATGATAGTTGAGTTGTTGATCGCGGATAAAATCCCAAACCTCTATGCTTCCTCGGGTGTAGTGAGCAGGGGACGGTTGGGCCATTTCTTAACTAGATTGGTAACAGTGTTTGCGAGGCAGAAGTTCTGCTTTTGCAAGGCTAGGTATACAGTAATAATATCTTCTTTGTTAGCTTCTTTCATCAAGTCTTCAATCTGTCGAAGTTTGAATTGCTGCTCTATCGTCAGCTCCATCACTGGAGGTGGCGGGAAGCCATGGTATGACTCGTTTGTTGACTGCGTCATAGTCAGTATGTTGTAAAATTTTTGCGAGACGTGCATTTATCAACGCTGTTTCTTCATCCAATTCTTTGGACTTGAAGGCTTTGACAACTGTGTCCCATGTGTAACCATCTTTGTCAAGCAAAGCAATGGCACGTTTGACGCCGATCCCTGGCACTCCACCGTAACCATCTGTTTGGTCACCAGCGAGTGTCTGCACAAGATGCCAACGCATACCTTCTTCCTCTGTGACCTCAATGGTTTCGTCAAGGTTGTATAGTTTGCCAGGGATTTGCCGCATGTCTTTGTCTGGACTGACAATAATGTTGCCTGGTTCATAGGTTGCGTAGATACCCATGGCATCGTCAGCTTCTAGTTCAGGCAGCCTGATAACTTTGTAACGGTTGCTAAGTTCTGTGATAACTCTACGATAGCCACAAGGTTTCTTTCTGTTTCGGTGACCCTTGTATTCTGGGTAAATTTTTTTCCTAAAATTTTTAGAGTCACTGAAAAACAAAATTAGCTCTGGTGTGTCCCACATGAAATGGTCTTTAATTCTGCTCAGTTCACGTTCAACACTTTGTAGTGCCTCACTAAATTTGCTGATGACAACAATGACGTCGTCACCCCAATCAATTTCGTCTTCTGCTGCAGCACAGCATTTGTAGACAATAAAATCAGCGTCAACAAGAAGTTTCATGACCAGAAAGTTTCCCAACCGATAGGTACGTGTCGTTTGTTCCAGCGTGGTTGCCAGTTTTCAGGATCGATGTATACGTGGTACACACCGGGCAATGGTTTGGCTTGGTTGTTAGCCTTCCATTTACCTGTTGTTGTTTTCTTCATGCATTTGACGTCGATACGAAGGACCTCACCGTCTTTTTCAATAACAAGATCTGTGTTACCAACACATGAAAGGTTGCGAAACACTTCTGCACCTCGCAGCATTGCTTCACGGGCAACTGCTAATTCATAAACGTCTCCAACACGACTAGGATTAGTGTGTTTCTGCCCACGAATGACCGACGCTTGCTTCTGCTGCAATTGGGATTCTAAGGTTGTAATATTCTCCTGCGTGTTTTGCACTTCGCTCAAGGAGAGCTGATAAGGAGTCTGCATAGTTAGGGGTGGTTTCAAACTGCAATTCGTCGTGAACAAACGCAAGCTGGTTGCAAGGTAAGTTCTGTTTTGTAATATCTTCGTTAGCCAATACCATCCAGCGTTTTGCGATAACGCCAGCGCCTGACTGAAGTAAATAATTAAGTGCCTTGTGCTGACTATCAACCTTGATTGGTCTTCCGTCAATAGATTTTACGTGACCTTTTTTGCTGGCTTTTTTTATAGCCGCAAGCAATTCTGCAAGGCCATCAATAGAAGAAACAAACGCTTGTCTGAGTTCTGCTCCCTTCGCTTTTGCTTGTTCGTCAGATAGTTGGGCATCAAAGGTTTTGCCTAATTTAAGATTGCCCCCTCCATAGGTGAAACAATAGGTGATACGTTTAATTTCAGATCTGGTGACACCGACTCGATCGGCATTGACTTGATGGATGTCTCCGGTAAGGAGGGTGTCGGCAAATTCCGTAGACCATTTAGAAAGGTAATGTGCGAGCATCCGTAGCTCGATGCCGCTAAGATCGGCACCCACCATAACTTGACCAGGCGATGCTTTAAAAAGTTGTCTACAATCATGGTCAGAAGGTACTTGAGAAAGGTTTGGTTTTCGGTGGGCACATCTGTGCGTGTTTGTTGCAACTGAGCAGTGATGATGTACTCGACTAGCAGTCGTACATAGCTTCAGCCATGCGTTCACGCCTTGCGAGATCATCCCCAATTTCTTTGTAATAGTTAGACACTTGAGAAAGCCCTCGGCAATCGTAATCCCACTCGAAGCAACTTCTGTCAGCACATTCTCGTCGATTACTGCTTTGCCCGTCTCTGTTCGTAATGTTGGTTCCCATCCGTAATGTTCTCCCAAGAACCATGCAATATGGTCCCGTGATGTGGGGTTAAGTTCAGTGATGCGGGTGAATGTTGCTCCGGCGATATACCCGTAGCGTTTGTTATTTGCCTTAGGAGTGAATTCCGATCTTGGTGTGTAAGCGTGCCCGTCGCGTAGTACTGCACAAGTTTCTTCAAGTTCTGCTCTGAGAGATGATGACAGTTCCCATGCAGCGCGTTCATCAAAATACCATCCATGGAGTTCCTGTGTGGTGAGAATTTGTGCAACCTGGTGTTCTAGTTGGACCCACTCAGGTATTTGTGGAAGTGGTCGCATAGTTTGCGAGTGACGTTGACATCTTGTACGCAATAATCTTGCATCTCTTGACTCCACTCTTGCCAGTCAGTGTCTTTACCGAAAGACCCTTTGTATTCTCCCAGCCTATACCCGTAGGATTCGAGTGAATGCCTACCGTATAGCTGTAGTGGCATTTGGTCCCAGCTACGGTCTTGATCAACTTTGAGCATATCTGTGTGATACAGACGTGACAACAACAAAGTGTCTACAACCATGGCGGTTGGTGAGAACCACGAGTAAATCTTACGGAGACAAGGTATGTCATAGCCGATGACGTTGTGGCCCACAATGACGTCAGCATCTTCGAGCCTTTGGACACCACGGGTGATCGGCTCAGCGTTACCTTCGTCGTTGTAAGCAATCGTCTCACCAGTTTCCTGCTCATGAATAACAAGGCAGTGGATTTTGGTAACATCATTCAGGAGACCGTTGCTTTCTAGATCGAATACTAGAGTGTTTCCAGACATAAGTCTTGTCAACAAATTGTGCACGTTTCACCATTTCCGGTGTGGGTGGGTTGGGTCGTTTGAGTTCAGAAATCTGGGATGTATTCAGGCTCCGTTGTTGATTCAGTTTCATTAAATTTACAGGTGGATAAATCGTAATCTAGTAAGCACGCGATGCCAGTTTCGCCAGAATATCGATTCTTAAGGACTCGCACTGTCGTAGCATTGTGTTTAGATCCACTCTGCTGATTTCGTTCGAGTGCAATAACGCTATCTGAGAGCTGAGCAATTGAAGCTGAGCCGCGTAGCTGGCCGAGAGTAACTCTTGCTCCTTCTTCATGGTTTTTATCTGATTGGGTTGTACGGCGGAGATGTGAAACAAGAAACATTGCAATGCCAGTACGTTCCACAAGACTGCGGAGACGGGTCATTGTGATGTCCAGCATCCGGCGCTCGTCACCATCTAGACCAGACAAAAGGATACTGAGGTGATCAAGAAATACGACACGAGTCTCAAGACCCGCTGCCATGTACTCAATACGGTTGTAAATATGGTCAGGGTCATAGCTACCAAAACCATCAAACATGTGAAGGTTCCAGTTGGCTATGGTTTCGTCAAAATGGTCTGTTAGCTCTCGCTTGCTGTGTTCTCCAATGTGGAGAGACTTACCGACTGCTGATGACATGAGTCCGATAGCTGTACGGCGGTTAGATTCTTCAAGAGCCACGTAGCCGACTCGTTCTCCTTTGTTAAGAAGGTCAGCTGCAATTGAACGACAGAAGGTGGATTTTCCTTGACCAGAGCCGCTAGTAATTGTTGTAAGTTCGCCAAACCTGATCCCGTGTAACTTTGTTTGTAATCCTTGAAAGGGGTAGTCATGGTCGGCTGGTGGTGAGGGGGTTGTGACAACTTCGAGCAAGTCTTTGGCATCTACAATCCCATCAGGTGTGTATTGTTGATGGTTGTAATTACAGACAGCTCTGACAGCTTCTGCATCGCCTGCGGCTAAAGCCTCTGAGGCGTCCTTGTAGCCTTCTAGAAAGCCGATAAACACCTTGCCAGGTGGTAGGACACCTGCAGCATCTTTAGACGCCTGTACACCGGCAGGATCGTTGTCGAAAAATAGAACTACTTTGTCGTAATGTGCAATCCATTCGTAATTATGTTGGATTGCTTTTTTGGCCGCGGCAGCCCCGTTAGGAATGCTGACCACGTCCCAGGGCTGTGCCTCGTAGCAGGCCATGGCATCCATTTCACCCTCTGTAATTACAAGCTTTTTTTGTTTGCTTGTAGTCTTGTGGCGAAAGTTCTGCATTCCGAACAAAGTCTTGACCTCGCCTTCACAGCGAAAGTCTTTGTCCTTTGTTCTTACCTTAGCCCCAAGTAACTTTCCATCCACATCAAAGTAATAATGCCGAAGAACTTGTCCATCCTTGTAGGTTTTGAAGAGTTCAGCAGTTTTTTCGCTGATCTTTCGTTGAGCCAACCTTGAAGCAGAACCTTGAAGTTCGACGGCAGACATTGTGTGATTGTGAAGGGACGGCGTGCCATCACCGTGCGTGCGGTAGTGACACTTGTGACAAAACGTGTGACCATCGGTGTAGATTGCGTTAGCGTCAGAAGAACCGCAGTTAGGACACGGAAGGTGCCGTATAAACTCGTTCTCTACATGAGCCACGCTACCGGGATGTTCGTGAAAGAGCACCATAAAATGCCTAATCGCTCACAGTATTGGGCGTATGTAGTTTTAGATTTTTTAGATATTGTGTTGTAAGGAGCTTGGAAGACCATGCGAAGGTCAAGGTCAGGGTTTTGTTCCTTGACTGCTTTGACTTTGCGCCTGTCTTTACTATCCCAGTACCCTTTACATTCCAAGTGCACGCCGTTAGGCAAGATGAAGTCTGGTTTGTAAATGTGGGCAATGGTGTAGTCAACCTTGACGGTTTCGTATTCGTACTTGACGTCAAGGTCAACCAACAGGTCAGCGACTTTCTCCTCCAATCGGGAGCGGAAAGCCATTGTCAGAAGTCATCCTCCACAGCTTCGCCTTGCTGGTCAGCAATGACGTTAGGTTCACTTTGCTTAAAGCCTTTGGTTTTACCGAACAGGTCTGCCACGTCAGTGTCATCCATGTCACCGACATCAGTGCCAGCTTCAGATGAAACCGAGACAATCTGTACACCAACCAGTTTAAGGCTGGTTCCATAGGTCACGCCATCTTTCAGGACGTACGGCTTTTGGTAAAAAGCAAGCTTCACTTTGCTTCCGCTGTAAACCGGAACGTTTTCATCAGTGACAGGAGTTCCTTCCGTGTCAACAATGACAGGTTTGGTCTCGTCCTTCCAAGAAAACTTGATCTTGTACTTACCTTTTGCAACCTCTTCCCAAGGCTCAGGCTTGAGGGTTGAACGCTTAGGGTTTTTTAGTTTTGACTCAGCCCATGCAAGGCTGCTAGGGCGATCAGTTTCGAGCTGATCAACCACGTCATCACCAACAATAGCGTTGAGACTGTAGCCAAACTTGCTGGGTTTAAGTACAGCCTGATAGCCTTCGAGAACGACAGGCTCTTCAGTTTTAAAAATGGTGCGGGCCATTAACAGAAAAAGTAGGTGGAATTAATTACCGTTGACGGTTCTAAGTCACCGATAATTGGAGGTTTTGTTTCTGCACCGATGTGTTGTGCAAATGTCGTGAGGTAGTCATGCTCCGCAAACAGGTGCATGTATGTTTCACGAACAATGGCTGAAAGAATACCCATGTCAGTAGCACGACATAGAACCGAGTCGTGTATGAGGGAAATCGGTGCGTCGAAACGGAGTGTAGATAGACACAAGAGACTTGCATCAAGTGAATGTATTAGATTAGGACTAGTAGCGTTTTTGTGATGTGCTTTGTCAACCTTGTCGGTGTCACCCGTAGCAATTTTGACTTGACATCTACCCAGTAATTGGAGATCAATTCGCTGAGTTTGGTATTTCATAAGACGTTGCGTCACAACAAAACCAGACGGTGTTACCCATTGGATTTGTGTTTCGCCACGATCAATGGCAGCAGCTACTTCCTTTTCTATCCACTCCATCACTCGCATTGGACCAGGAAAAACCTTGTCCATGGCATTTCTTACAGCCTTTACTACAGCTGTCAAGTCTTCCTTTTCAACTTGAACACCTTTTTCTTTCAGGGCATCACGAATGTATGACCTATTGGAATAGGGTTTGGCGTTGTAAGGAATTGTCATAACTGTCCGCTTAGTTACCTTTCGATCCATAAAAGGCTGAATGCTTTCTGGAACGTCTGGTTTTGCTTGTTCAGCTATGGCTTTGTATGCGTCTTCTGGCTTGTTACCAGGGACAACATTGACCAACTTTGCAGTTGATTTGTCTCGTGCAAGTCCTGCTAAGATTTGTAAACCTGAGCAAGTTGCATCTGTGGCAACCATCAAGTTTGTAAACTGACGGTTACATTTAATGACACAAGCGTAGTATTCCTCGCAGCTCGCGAGAAATTGCCAAGGTTCATCAGCAGCTTCCCATTCAGGAAGGTTGCCAATTGGATCTGTGGCTACACGTTTGATTAGATCGTGGTTGTTATCAACCCAGACCTGTCTGTCGTGCATTGTGTCCTTATCAAGACCATATGTTGTGGCAACCTGAAAGGCTAGCCAGCGTTCAGACTCTGGGGTGACAAAGGCTGACACATGGAATTTGAGAAGGGACTTTCCGAAGTCTGTGTCTTGTGGAGTCAAAAACGCAGGGATTGGGTAGACCCTAGATCTATAATCAAACGACCAAGGAATGAAAAATTTTTCTTTGTCCTTGAATACCTTGACAGCATTCATGGTCATCCGAGTCCTGCAAGACTTCTGGAATGCTTGTGCATTGAGGTTCATTACCTCTGCCGCACGTCGCCTGTAGTCCTTTCGTGCGTCGTAGTTCTCAGCAATGTCTGCAGGCTTTGGTGGCAGTGGTATGTCAACCACAGGGATAAACTTTCCAACAGCTCTACCCTTAGCCATGAGCGTCTCAGCAACGCCCACTACGAATGGGTTAAGAGTGTATGCAACCTTCTGAATTTTGTTCAGAAAGGCTATTGGAGTTTCCCCCTGTATACATGAGGGATTGCCCCGACGAACCATGTCATAACCCTTCATGACCTCATTTAAAATGTAGCCACCTTGAGTCTCATTAGACCAATCATTTGGTTCAATGAGCATGGGCCAAGCAATCGGACTAAATAGTTCAGCCGTTGCCATGACCTGGTCTTTAATGGCTATAAACTCAGGAGTAGGGACGACATAGTTTTGTCGTTTCTTACCCTCTTGCTTCATGTCTGTCATAAACCAATTGGAAGACAGACAAATGCAATCAAGCAACCAACCACCTAACCGAATGCGATTAGCACGGCCCCACGCCTGCCAGTGATCAACATCACATCGATTCATCAGTGTCCGAATGACAACTACCTTTTGCTCGGTGCCAATAGACTTGTGCCAGTAGTTCTGTTTAAGGCTGTGGAGTAACCCTGGCACGTTGGTCTCGTAGTACCTCATCATGCACTCGTTTTCAATGGCTTTACCGATGGCATCTGTGACGCCTGATACGGTGTTTGCTTTTGGTTTAGTGCTAAAGACTTTGTCGAACGTGATTTTGCAAGCAATAGCTGCTGCAGCTTCAGGTTCTAAATCTTTGAGATACTCATGAATCTCTTTGAAGTTTTCACCAGCACGACCATTTGTTATGCGCAACCGAGTTGCACTAATACGACCCACCACATGAGGGATAAGGTCCCTAATAGAAGCCACCCCGTAGACTGAAGAACTTGCATAACTTTTTTCCTCAAGGTTGCGTGTGTTTGAATGCAGATGATCAAGTCCTTGTCGGATTTGTTCTCTTTCAAGGGCAATCTGTTGGTCAATTTCAAATGGTGTCGGCATCTTCAGGTAGATACTTGACTGAGTTCATGTCATCGATTTGTTCGTGCATCAACTCAATAATTTCATCTTTGTGTGGATGTTTATCCAGTTCAATGATGAGTCTTGCAAATTGCAAATCAGTCATCATCATTGGTATCCTCCATTAGAAGCTCTGGGTGCACGTAGTACAACGCTTCTTCAGCGCAGACAATCAATTCGTGCGTTTTGTACGTCATGTATTGACGTATTTTGTTCTCAGCGTATGACATGCGTTTGTACACATGTTCAGTGACTTTGCTGTTTTTAAGGTTTCTAGCGCGGATGACACAAGCGACGTCCATGGGAAGCTCCCAGCCAGCGACCTTCCACTCCATGACATCGTCATAGGAAATGGATTGAAACATACTGGCCGGGGTTTCCTTGTACTTACGCCATTTATTTGGGAAATACTTACTCATCGATTAACCGTACGTCTATAAGGTAAGAATCAAGTTCATTGGACAATTCCAAGGCATACCAAGCGGCCTCCTCGGCATTGGCGGCGAGAATGTAGATAATCTCGTCACTTAGACAAACTTCATACCCCTTCAGTCGGCTTCCGAGTAGCTCGTCTTGCCCGTCGTGGTTTCGGCTTTGCGGGTTGTCCGATGTAAGACTCCCGTTCTGCCAAATCCTTATAAATGGAGTGCCACTTGTG